AATCTACGAGACTTCCGATATTGAATGTCTTTTTCTGGTAGCAAGACAGTGCAACCGCATCTGCTCTATCCGGGGAATCAATTCCTCGTTTCTTCATTTCCTCTTTGCTTTCAAGCAGCATCTTCCCCCTGCTCGTCAGCCTATATTTCCTGCAAGTAAACTGAGCGACAAGCTCATTGTCATTTTCCAGACTTACTTCCTCCATCATCAAGGCATCTTTCACTGTGCCCCAAAGATATGTTGTCATATTGTCGTAAATATCACAGGCTTTCTGTTTCCCATCACCAAGTGTTTCTTCCGGAACTTTACCTGCGGCATTAACCGGAACAATTACCATTCGTGTGAGCTTTTCTTCCTGCTTTACTTCCTCAAGGCGGTCTGTAACTCCGCCGCCAAGGCCGCAATCATCAATGTTAATGTATATCTTCCCTCTGTATCGTGGGAACTCTGTTATAGCTTGCCTATAGAGCTGCACAATCTTTCCAACTGTTGTCATAAGACTTTGCCCTCTGAATGATACAGGAAGCGTTATTCTTCCTCCTACGTTCTTAGCAATAACTGTTT